CGTATATTTGCCAGAAAACTTATTTACTGGCGTTTTTTTAACTTAACCGCACAAAATGGCTTTAACTTTATGCGATTTGATTTAGTGATTAATAAGTAAAAAGGCCCTTAAATAAGTGATAATAAATTATAAACCAAAGTTTAACCAAAACCATAAAAATGAAAATTTTTTACGCAACAAACTCGTGGATAAATCCTCCACAAATTACCGAAGAAGAAACCCTTAAAAGGTTTGCCCGCCAAGCCGAAAAAAAGAATTGGCGTATTGTACAACTACCAAATGGTTACTACCAAACAGAGTTCGTCAACGAAGACGGAAAATGGCTTGATGTAACAAGAAGAGAAACAATTGAAGAAGCTGAAGAAACCATTGATGAGTCAGTATTACATTATCAAAAAAGACTCGCTTTATCAAATGGACCTGTAGTAGTCAAAACATTTGAATAAACATTTCAATCAAATTTAATTAAATTATGTCAGACGCAATTGTCAAGAATTTAAGTTTCGGCAACGAAGCTAAAGATAAAGTATTTGAAGGCATTACAAAACTCACAAAAGCTGTTAGCTCTACGTTAGGGGCTAGCGGTAAATGTGTGATGCTAGAGGATGGGAATGGAAGGCCATTAATAACAAAAGACGGTGTAACTGTAGCGGATAGTATTATACTATTAGATCCTGTAGAAAATATGGGTGCTACCTTATTAAAAGAAGCCGCTCGTAAAACAGTTAGTGAGGCGGGAGATGGAACTACAACTGCAACGGTATTAGCACACGCAATACTAACGGAAGCATATAAGATAGCAGATAAAGCTAGTTCAAGAGATATAAAATTAGGTATTGACAATGCAGTAACAAAAGTAATCGAATACTTAGAATCTATTGCTGTTAAAGTAAGCGGTGATATGATTGATCAAATTGCTACAATATCTACAAACAATGATGCTGCACTTGGTAAAATTATAGGTGATGCTTTTAGGGCTGTTGATGAAACCGGAGTAGTAATGATGGAAACATCGTCTAGTGGGTTTACTGAATTAGAAATAGTTGATGGTGTTCAATACAATAAAGGATTAACCAATTCACATTTTTCAACAAGTAAAAACAGAAGAGCTGCAGAACTTGATAACCCATACGTATTAATAATTGAATCACCTATTGATAACATTAGGCAAATTCAAAGCGTATTAGAGTTTGTTATAAAAGGTAATAAATCTTTATTGATAATTGCTGATGTTGATATGCCTGTATTGGCTACTTTAGCAAGGAACAAAGTAAATGGTAGTTTAAAAGTTAATGTTGTTAATGCTCCAACATATGGTGTTGCTAAAAAAGAAACATTAGATGATTTAGCTATGTTAACCGGCGCTACTATTATAAATGAAGACCTTGGAGATGATTTAGATTTAATAGATCCTCAACACCTTGGTTTTTGTATTAAAAGCGTTACAACAGACGAAGAAACTATATTACAAGTAGGTGAGCCTTCTGAAGAAGTAGTTAAAACAATTAAGGATATAAAAGTTAATTTAAAATTAGCTAAGGAACCTTACGAAATAATTAAGCTAGAAAAAAGATTATCTAGATTATCTGCTAAAATAGCAATAGTAAAAGTAGGGGCTAATTCAGAAGTTGAATTAAAAGAAAAGAAAGATAGAGTTGAGGATGCAATATGCGCAACTAAAGCGGCGATTAAAGAAGGTATTGTACCTGGAGGCGGGATTGCCTTATTAAATGCTTCTCAAACTATATATGCCGACACAATAGGGGAGGAAACGCTCCTAGAAGCCATTAAGGCTCCGTTTAAGACTATATTAGATAATGCTGGTATAGAATACAAGGAACCTAAAAAAGGGCTTGGGATTGGCTTAAATGTAATAACTGGTGAAACAGTTAATATGATTAAAGCAGGTATTATAGATCCTTTGCTAGTTACTAAAAGCGCATTAAAGAATGCAGCATCTGTAGCAACAACTATATTATCTACAAATTGTGTAATTAATAACTTACGTATTAATGAAGGCAATAGGTAGTAATTTAATAATACAGAAAGCAAAGTTAGGTACTGTTAAAACCAAAGGTGGTTTAATTCTATCTAAGAACGAAGAACAAGAAATCAGGTATATATTAGCTGATGTAGTTTCAGTAGGTAATGACACTGCTGGAATAAAAGAAGGTGATCACATTTATTATGATCGTCATGCTGGACATAAAATAGAAATTGATAAAGAAATTTATCACGTTATAAAACTACAGGATGTAGTTGTTGTTCTATGAAAAGGCTAGAAGCGGGAGAAGTTAGAGAACTAAACTTGCTAAAACATTATCGAGTAATAAGACAATGGGCCTGTAGGAACAATAACTTAAAAGACGCGGATTTAGAATTACTGATCTACTTTGATTGTATGAATTTTTTTACCAAACAAGATTATAAGATCGGTACGTATGCTTACAGTTGGGACAATAAACGCTGGAACAGATTATTGATAGAGGGTTGGATTACGGTTTGGAGAAAAAGAAACCATACAACTCAAAAATATCATATTTATAAAGTTTCATTTAAGTGTAGACAACTAATAAGTAGAATGTATCGTATTATGCTTGGGGAAGAAGATATACCAACAAGCCAAAGAAGGAATAGTATAATGTTAGGCAAAACGTATATGGACAAAGTACTTCAAACATCAATAAATAACGTAAACAAAGATAAAGAACGATAATATGGTAAATCCAAATGAACAGATGGTGGATCCTATGACTGGTATGCCTATGCAGACTACAATGGTACCACCTCAACCGAGTAATACCTTAGGAAACGCTAAGCCTGTGTTTAATGATTTAACTCAGAACGCAGCTCAGGGAATTTATGGCAACCAAGAACAAAGACAAATTTCTTTAGGTAATAGAGCTCCTTTGTATTTTAAGGATCAAACTGGTGACGGTAAAATTACTCGTGCAGATGTAATTAAAGCTAGAACCGAAGGTTACGAAGAATAATGATAAAACTAATAAAAGATATTATGAAAAAAAATTCACCAGCTGTAAGCAAAATTGAAGGGCAGGGCGTTACAGGTGCTAATGCGCTTTGGGACGGACCTTTAGATACTACAGGTTTTCCAATGGGTAAAGGATCCAGCAGCGGAAAAGACGGAATGAAAATAAAGCAAGATAATGCAGTTTACACTGCAGGTCCTATTACGTCTAAAACTTATGCCAAGGGAAATGGCAGGGGCTGATATTAAGCTTTACACAATAAACGCTATATCTTTGGTAGTATCTATGACAAACATTGAACCTGTATTGAAAATATTGTTATTAATGGTTACTATTGGTTATACTGTTAATAAGTGGTATGAACTGTATAAGACAAAAAACAAAAAAAAGGATGATAAGTAAGCATGTTTCTGATAAAGAAAGTGTTTATTCAGCAACTGCCCTAAGATTAGGTATAGAAAACACCCCGACAAAATCGGATTTAGTTAATATGCAAATTATTGCTGAAACTGTTTTTGAACCTTTGAGGGAATGGGTCGGTGGTGCTATAAAAATTAATTCTTTTTTTAGAAGCGTTGCTTTAAATATTGCTATTGGTGGAAGTTCTAAATCGCAGCATTGTCAAGGATGTGCAATAGACCTTGATGATACGTTTGGTTTCAAGTCAAACGCTCAAATGTTCGATTACATTAAAAACAATTTAGACTTTGATCAGTTAATATGGGAATACGGTAGTGAAAAGAACCCTAATTGGGTTCACGTTAGTTATGTGTCGGCTCAAAAAAACAGGAAGAAAGTAATGCAAGCTTATATATTAAACCGAAAAACCGCATATAAATTAATATAATGGCATACATACAACCAGACTCTCCGCTTATGAAAATGTCTTCTAACGAAAAGAAGGCAGGTATGACTACAGCTGAAAAAGCTAAATACAAAAGAGAAACAGGGGGCACTCTTAAAAGCCCACAACCAGAAGGAGGATCTAGGAAAAAGTCTTATTGTGCTAGATCTGCGGGTATTAAAAAGTGCAAAAATCCAGACGAAAAAGGCATGTGTCCAAATGATTATTCCAGAAGAAAATGGAAGTGTGGTAAAAAATAAATAAATAAATAAATAATATTATGGCAAAAATTAGTAAAAAAACAGCTTACGACGTTAAAGAAGCAAGCAATCAATCATTAACAGCGTCTGCTAGAAATAACTACGCTAAAGACGCTCAAGCAGGAATGAAAGACGATAGTCCTATGTCTATGTACGGTAAATCTCCAATGTCTATGGACGGAAAATCAAAGTCCCCTATGGCTATGAAAGGATCTTGGATGAGTAAGCACTGCTCAAAGTAATGGAATCCAAAGGTTTAGGCGACACTATAGAAAAGATAACTACAGCCACTGGTATTAAATCAGTGGTTGATAAAGTATCAGAGGGTCTCAATATTCTTTGTGGTTGCCAAAAAAGAAGCTTTAAATAATATGTTTCCTTATAATGGCGTTTAAACTAAATAACCCGCCGTATTACATTGACAATACACCTATATATAATGTTGACTTAGGAAACGAAGTATTAGGTAAAGCCGATAGGAATGGTAGTATACTTATAAATAAAAATATTACTAATGAAAAGCAAAGGCAAGATGTAATTAACCACGAAAAAGTTCATTTAGATCAAATGAAACGCGGGGATTTAGATTATAACGATAGCGCCGTTTTTTGGAAAGGTAAAAAATATTCAAGGGCAAAAATGGAAGAAGGTGCTAAAAACCTTCCTTGGGAAAAAGAAGCCTATAGCAAATCTAAATAAAATGAAAAACAAAAAACCTTTTAAAGAAACTGGATTAGGCAAGTTTTTACTAGGAACAGGTTCATCTATTGTAAACACTATAGGTGATGTTCTGCCGGATAAGGGGATTTTAGGTATAGTAAAGAATCTTATAGACAAAGATCCAGATTTATCTGATGGTCAAAAAGCAGAGGCTCACGACAGACTAGTAGAATTATACAGGCTAGAAGTTGAGGATAGGGACTCCGCTAGGAAAAGAGAGGTTGGTCTTAGGAAGTACGGGACGGACTGGATGTTTAATATGACCGGTATTGTAGGTTTAACCGCTTTTGCCTTTCTAGTTTATACAGTAGTTACTACAGAAGTACCTGAATCTAATAAAGAAATTTTCATACATTTACTAGGTATAGTTGAAGGTGTGGCATTAAGTATATTTGGTTATTACTTCGGTTCTGCCATAAAAGACAATAAATAATTATTAATTAAATCAAATAAAATGAAAAAAGTAAAAACGATTACAGAAGACCAATTAGTTAAAATTCAGGGACAACAAAAAGATTTATCGAATCTATTGAAGGACATTGGATTTGTAGAAGTACAGAAGCACGGTTTATTACACAAACAGGCTGGCCTTAATCAAGAGATAGAGGACTTCAAAGCGGAATTGGAAAGCACATACGGGGCTATCACTATTGACATAGAAACTGGGTCGTATACCGAAATTAAAAAGGAAAAAGAGTAATATGTCTTCTGTTATAAGAAAAATAAGTATAGGTTCAGACTATAAAAACGAAGCAATGCACTACGCTGTAGGACAAAACGTTTATGGCGGTCACGAAATAGCTTATATTCTATTTGAAGAAAAAGATAACTCTTATAACATTCATATAAAGAAAAACAACGAGGTAATGCCATGGAAGAAATTCAACTCTAACATGGCAATATCGGTTGAGTATGATCTTGAATATTAATGAAGAGTGTTTTTGATTTTATAATAAAGCCAGTTGGTGGTCGTTATGATAATGAAAAAAAGATAGGAGATAAAACCCTTATTACAAATACATCAATAGAAAGTTTTAAATCTGTAAATAATCTTGCTGAAGTGGTAGAAGTACCTTTGGCGTTTAATACGGATATAAAAAAGGGTGATATAATAGTGATACATCATAATGTATTTAGGAGGTTTTATAATATGAAAGGCGAGCAAAAGGATAGCAGATCAATGTTTATTGATGGATTGTACTTCTGCGCTTTAGACCAGATATATTTATACGGAAAATCAGGTAGTTGGAATACAATTAACAACCGGTGCTTTATAGCCCCTATAAAAAATAAAGATAGCTTATCGCTTGAAAAAGAGCAAAAGCTTATTGGTATACTAGAATACGGTAATAGTTCATTAGAAGCGCTAGGAATCAATCCTGGAGCATTAGTAGGTTACACGCCGGGTAGTGAGTTCGAGTTTGTAATAGACGGGCATAAATTGTATTGTATGAAATCAAATGATATCGTAATTAAATATGGATCCAAAGGAAACGAGGAAAAAAATAATCCTAGCTGGGCACAAAGCAGTTGAGGAATTAATAAAAGTGGCTAGGGAAGCTATTGTAGATTCAGATGATGACCTTACCGCTGATAAGCTAAAGAACGCTGCTGCCACTAAAAAGTTAGCAGTATTCGATGCTTTTGAGATTCTTGAAAGAATTGAAAACGAACAAGCAATGCTGGATTCGTCATTGACGGTATCTAAAGGGGTTGCTTTTAAAGGCTTTGCAGAGGGGAGATCTAAATAATGTATACTCAAAATTTATACTCTATATTAGATAACTACATAAGACCAGCGGTTATTAAAAGTAATAATAGGCACAAGAAGTGGGTATATGGCTACAATAAAGAATATGATGTTGTTATTATTAGTAAGAGTGGTGAAATTGGTGAGGTGTATGAAATACAGGGCTTAAAAGTAGCTCTACCGCTAATAAAAGACTGTTATAAAAGAGGTAAAGACAAATCAGAACAGTATTGGGAGAAGTCTTTAATACCATCAGAAATAGATAAAATAAAAAGCGTTAATGAATGGAATAAATACCCAGATGCTTTTAAAAATAGGTTTTATGATTATATCGACGGGGAGTTTAAATGCAGGGATGAGGGGTTTTCGTTTTATAACGATGGCGCTGAAACTTATATTACTGGCTCTCATTATGTCTACCTGCAGTGGACTAAGATTGACGTTGGTGCCGCCGATTATAGAGAGGCAAATAGAATATTCTTTTATTTCTGGGAAGCTTGCAAGGCAGACTATAGATCTTATGGAATGTGTTACCTTAAGAACAGACGTTCTGGATTTTCATTTATGGCTTCAGCAGAGACCGTTAACCAGGCCACAATATCTAAAGATTCAAGATTTGGTATTTTATCAAAGACTGGAGCAGATGCAAAGAAGATGTTTACAGACAAGGTGGTACCCATCAGTCTTAATTACCCATTCTTCTTTAAACCCACCCAGGACGGTATGGAAAGACCAAAGACCGAACTATCATACAAGATACCGTCAAGAAGGCTCACTAGGAACTCGATTAAAGAATCCTCTAAAATGGACGACTTCGGAGAGGGACTTGATACCACGATTGACTGGAAAAACACAGGGGACAACTCTTATGATGGGGAGAAACTACAGCTCCTCGTTCACGACGAATGCTACCACCCGGATACGACAATACTAAATGCCGATATGCAATTTACAGCCATATCGAATCTGAATGTTGGTGATAAGGTGATGGTTGAGGGGGGAATGGTAAAAACAATTAAGAAGCGTGTAAACGGTACGACGGAGTCATATTTAATAAACCAACCCTATGGTAATGATTACATTGTCACTGAAAATCATAGATTAGTTATAAGAGACAATTATGGTTCTCGCGGGAATAAAGAATATATTTATACCGCTAAAGAATATTTTAATTTTTCAGAGGAACATAAAAGGCACACGACTAGGGTTACATCAAAAGGTATTCAAGCAGAGGACAAATTTGATGGGATGCCCCCTTATTTGCTAGGGTTATGGCTAGGAGATGGTAGAAAAAATGGAATGACTATAATAGTAAATGTGGATGAAGAACCAGAAATACTGCAATACTTAATAGAGTTAGCAGAAATGATGGGTGTTAAGTTTGGTGTTATGCATAGAAAAGAATGCACTCCTTATGTTGTAGAGTTTTCATTTTTGGGGTCTACAGCGGAACTTAAAAAAATAGGCGTTTATAAAAACAAACACATACCGGAACAATACTTGACGTCTTCAATAGAAACTAGGCTGCAAATATTGGCTGGATTAGTTGACACAGACGGCCACTCGGATAAAAATAAGGGCTGTATTGAGTTTGGAATGAGTGATAAAAACCTGATAGAGCAAATACATTTTTTAGCCTTATCTTGTGGACTATCCGCTTCTAGCGTAAGTCATAGGTTATCAAATTACAACACCGATTCGTATCGTGTTAATATATCAGGAGATTTGAGTTCTATACCAATCTTAACAAACAAGAAGAGTTTCCAAGGATATAAACCTGTTACCACAGGTAGAAGAAACAAGATAGAAATAAAATACGTAGGTAAAAATGATTACGTAGGCATACAATTAGACGCTGATAATGACGAGGAACGTAAACTGATATTATCGGATTTTACATTATCTATGAACTCAGGTAAATGGGAAAGGCCGGACAATATTACAAACAACTGGAGGGTCACAAAAACGTGTCTTAGACTTGGATCAAGAATAGTAGGCAAATGTATGATGGGATCAACGTCCAACGCTTTGGCAAAAGGTGGGGAAAACTTTAAAAAACTATATGAACATTCTGACGTACAAAAAAGAAACCGCAATGGACAGACTAGCTCAGGATTATATTCTTTGTTCGTACCTATGGAATGGAATTACGAGGGATTCATTGATAAATATGGAATACCTGTATTCAACACTCCAAAAACCCCGGCTATAGGGCCTGATGGTGGACTAATAGATATAGGTGTAATAGAATACTGGGAGAATGAAGTTGGGGGTCTTAAAAATGACCAAGATGGTCTTAATGAATACTACAGACAGTTTCCTAGAACAACACAGCACGCATTTAGAGATGAAGCGAAACAATCGCTTTTTAATCTAACTAAAATATACCAGCAAATAGATTACAACGAAGACCTTAGAAATACAGCTATTGTAACTACAGGGAGTTTTGCATGGGAAAATGGGGTACAAGACTCTATAGTTGTTTTTAACCCTCATAAGGACGGAAGGTTTAAAATAACTTGGGTTCCGCCTAAAGATATGCAAAACCGGGTAATAATAAAGAATGGTATGAAGCATCCTGGTAATGAACACTGCGGAGCGTTTGGGTGCGATAGTTATGACATATCAGGTACTGTAGATCAAAGAGGTTCTAATGGGGCTTTATCTGGATTAACTAAGTTTTCTATGGAAGATGTGCCGCCAAACCATTTCTTTTTAGAATACATAGCCAGACCACAAACAGCGGAGATATTCTTTGAAGATGTTTTAATGGCTTGTGTTTTTTACGGAATGCCAATATTAGCCGAGAATAACAAACCTAGATTATTATACCATTTCAAAAGAAGAGGCTATAGAGGTTTTTCAATTAATAGACCCGACAAAATTTGGAATAAGTTATCTGTAACAGAAAAGGAAATTGGAGGTATACCAAACTCCAGCGAAGATATAAAGCAAGCACACGCCGCCGCAATTGAATCTTATATTGAAACATACGTAGGATTATCCGATACTGGATATGGAGATATGTATTTTCAAAGGACGTTAGAAGATTGGGCAAGGTTTAATATAAATAATAGAACTAGTCATGATGCTTCCATTAGTTCAGGGTTAGCATTAATGGCGTGTAATAAACAAAGGTATGCACCGGCTAATAGAATAGAAAGACAACCTATTAATATGGGCATTAAAAAATACAACAACGATGGTAGTACCTCAAAAATTATAATATAAATGAACGTATATACAAATACTAATAGTTCTTTTCCAAGTCAAGTAGTTAGCGACGTAGAAAAAGCATCCGCAGAGTATGGTATTCAAGTAGCTAGGGCCATTGAAAGAGAATGGTTTGATCAGGGGAGAACTAATAATAGGTACCAAACTAATTATAATAACTTCCATCAATTAAGGTTATATACTAGAGGCGAGCAATCAATACAAAAGTACAAAGATGAATTATCAATAAATGGAGATTTATCTTATCTTAATTTAGATTGGAAGCCTGTACCTGTTATATCTAAGTTTGTAGACATCGTTGTAAACGGTATGACACAAAAAGGTTTTGAAATAAAAGCCCGTGCCACAGACCCATTCTCCCTTAAACAAAGAACAGATTATGCCTACAATGCTTTAAGAGATATTAATAACAAAGCTATCTTAGATGAAATAAATGCTGAATTTGGCAAAAACCTTTACTCTTCCGTAGAGCCGGATAAATTACCAGACAACGAACAAGAACTAGATTTGTTTATGCAATTAAGCTATAAGCAAAGTGTTGAAATAGCAAACGAAGAGGTAATTAAAACCGTATTAAATAAAAACAAATACGACGAAATTAAAAAACGAATTGCATACGATTTAACTGTATTAGGTATAAGCTGCGTTAAAACAAGTTTCAATGTATCTAATGGGATAGTTTTAGATTATGTGGATCCTGCTTATTTAGTTTACTCGTATACAGAAGATCCAAATTTTGAAGACATATATTATGTAGGGGAGGCAAAACCTGTTACAATACCCGAATTAAAAAAGCAGTTCCCTAATATAACGGATGACGAGCTAAAAAATATTCAAAACATGCCCGGCAATAATAACTACACCACGGGCTGGGGTAATTATGACGACAATACTGTACAGGTTCTATTTTTTGAATATAAAACATATGCAAATCAAGTATTTAAAATAAAGCAAACTGAAAACGGTTTAGAAAAAACTATACAAAAAGACGACAGTTTTAATCCACCCAAAAATGACAACTTTGATAAAGTTTCTAGGACTATAGAGGTTTTATATACGGGGGCTAAAGTATTAGGTAATAATACCATGCTTGAGTGGAAAATGGCTGAAAATATGACAAGGCCATTTTCTGATACTACTAAAGTTGCAATGAATTATTCTATTACGGCTCCTAGAATGTACAAAGGCAGAATAGAATCTCTAGTAAGTAAGATAACCGGCTTCGCTGATATGATTCAGCTTACACATCTTAAGTTGCAACAAGTTATGTCTAGAATAGTTCCAGATGGAGTGTTCTTAGATATGGACGGATTAGCTGAGGTTGATCTTGGAAATGGCACAAATTATAACCCAGCGGAAGCATTGAATATGTATTTCCAAACCGGTAGTGTTGTAGGTAGGTCATTAACTCAAGACGGAGAAATGAATAGAGGTAAAATACCTATTCAAGAATTAGCAACATCTTCAGGTCAAGCAAAAATAGGTTCCTTAATAAGTACATACAATTATTATTTACAAATGATAAGAGATGTAACTGGATTAAACGAAGCTAGAGATGGCAGTAACCCAGATAAAGATGCTTTATTAGGATTGCAAAAAATGGCTGCTAACGCCTCAAATGTGGCTACACGACACATAAAGGATTCTTTGTTTTATCTAACAGTTAAAACTTGCGAGAACATTAGTATGAAGGTCACGGATGTTTTAGATTTTCCTTTAACTAAAATGTCTTTAATGAATAGCATAAACACTTTTAATACAAATGTATTAGAGGAGGTTGGAAAACTAAGTCTTCACGATTTTGGAATATTTTTAGAAATAGAGCCTGAAGAAGAGGAGAAATCTCAATTAGAGCAAAACGTTCAAATTGCTTTACAAACCGGTATAATTGGATTAGAAGACGCTATAGATATTAGAGAAATTTCAAATTTAAAATTAGCCAATCAATTACTTAAGATTAAACAAAAGAAAAAAGCAGAAGCGGCTGCGGCGGCTCAAATAGCAAATATAAATGCACAAGCTGAGGCTAATACAAAATCAGCAGAATCAGCAGCGCTGTTTGAAGTTCAGAAGCAACAAGCATTAACATCAGAAAAAGTTAGTATTGAGCAAGCCAAATCACAATTTGAAATACAAAGAATGCAGGCTGAGGCTCAAATTAAAAGAGAACTAATGGCTGAAGAATTTAACTACCAAATGCAGCTTGCTCAAATTAGAGCCAATGCGGAAGTGGCTAAAGAAACAGAAACAGAAAATAGAAAAGATAAAAGAGTAAAAATACAAGGTACTCAACAATCAGAGTTAATAGATCAAAGAAAAAATGATTTATTACCTAAAAACTTTGAGTCTCAAGGTAATGACTCACTGGGCGGGTTTAACTTAGAACAATTTTCGCCTAGATAATACCTATTAATTAATTTTATATTATTATATCATGTCAGAAGTAGTACAACAAGAAGGGGACTTCAAAATTAAAAAAAAGAAACCCGCAATGAAGAAACTAGGTAACAATAAAGAAATTACCAAGGTAGATTTAACGCCTAAAAAAGAAGTAGAAGAAATCACCAAGGTGGTAATTGAACAACCAAATGAAATAGTTCAAGAGATTACAAAAGAGGAACCAGCAGCTGCAGAAGAAGTTGTAACGCCAGAAGATGTAGTCGTTATCCAAGAGATAACAGATAAAGAAGAATTAGTTCAATACTTGGTTGATGAAGCAGAGCAAGTTATAGAAGAACAAGCAATAACAGGCAAACCCCTGCCGGAGAACATAGAGAAATTAGTTTCTTTTATGGAAGAGACCGGGGGTTCTGTTGAAGATTATGTTAGGTTGAATGCTGATTATACAAATGTAGACAGCAATACCTTACTTAAAGAATATTATAAAAAAACAAGACCACATTTAGATAACGAAGAAATAGCTTTCTTAATGGAAGATTCTTTTAGTTACGACGACGAGGTCGACGAAGAGCGAGATATAAGAAAAAGAAAACTCGCCTTTAAAGAAGAAGTTGCAAAAGCCAAAGGTTATTTGGAAAATCTAAAGAGTGAATACTACCAGGAAATCAAGTTGAGGCCTGGTGTTACTCAAGAGCAAACCAAAGCTACTGACTTTTTCAACCGATATAACGAAGAGCAAGGCGTAGCCGCCAAACAACACGAGAAGTTTAAAGCTGATACTAGCAAACTTTTTTCCGATGATTTCAAAGGTTTTGATATTTCTGTAGGTGAGAAGAAATTTAGGTATGGCATTCAAAATGTTGAAAAAGTGGCAGAGAGTCAATCGAACATTAACAACCTAATTAAGAAGTTCTTAAATGATAAAGGGGATGTTATAGACACGAAAGGCTATCACAAAGCTATGTATGCTGCTGAAAACATTGACAAAATAGCATCTCACTTTTATGAGCAAGGGAAATCCGACGCCGTAAGAGAAGTTGTTAGTAATTCAAAAAACCCTAGTGATCAAGTAAGGTCTACACCTGAAAGTAATGCTTTTGTTAATGGATTAAAAGTCAAATCAATCAGTAGTCTTGATTCTTCAAAACTTAGAATACAAACAAAAAAATTTAACAATTAAAACATTTAACTATGGCAGCAGTAGCACCCGTTTACGGGTCAATTAAGCCCTCACAGAAGCAACAGGCTCTTGAGAGCAACTATTTAAACTTTGCAGACGGATCAGGAAATGATTTCGCACAACAATACTTACCAGAAATCTATGAGGCTGAAGTAGAGCGTTATGGAAACAGAACTTTATCAGGCTTTTTAAGAATGGTAGGAGCAGAAATGCCAATGACTTCAGATCAGGTTATCTGGTCAGAGCAGAACAGATTACATATTGCTTACAATACTGTATCTAAGGCAACTGCCACAACTTTAACTTTTGCATTAAATGCAACAGTGGGACCAAACTTTGTAGCTAACGTTATCTCTAAGCACCAGACTCTAGTAGTTATGGACGGAGCAACAGGAGCTGAACTTAAGGTTTTTGTTACTAACAGTGTTAATACCTCACCTACTTTGGCTACTATTACAGTTAAGCCTTATACAGTTGCTGATATGACTACATTAAGTGCAACAGCTGGAGCTCTTAAGATCTTTGTTTATGGTTCTGAATACAAAAAAGGAACTACAGATGCGGATATCAAATCTGTAACGCCTTCTTTCACACAATTCAATAACTCTCCAATCATTATAAAAGAGAAGTATGCTATCTCAGGATCAGATACTGCTCAAATTGGTTGGGTTGAAGTTGCTACTGAAGGGGGAACATCTGGATTCTTATGGTATCTAAAAGCTGAATCTGAAACTCGTTTACGTTTTGAGGACTACTTGGAAATGTCAGTTGTTGAAGGAGAACTAGTTTCTGGTACTTCTACACTTGCAGCTGATGGAATCAAAGGAACTGAAGGTTTATTCGCAGCAGTTAAATCAAGAGGTAACGTACTAAACAACTTTAGTGCTGGGGCCGCTGGTTTAGCTGAATTTGATGGAATTCTTAAGAACTTGGATACTCAAGGGGCTATTGAAGAGAACATGTTATTCTTAAACAGAGACACATCTTTAAGATTCGACGATATGCTTGCTAGCATCTCCGCTGGAGCTAATGGTGGAACTGCTTACGGATTATTCGAGAATTCTTCTGAAATGGCATTAAATTTAGGTTTCTCTGGATTCAGAAGAGGTTCTTATGACTTCTACAAGACTGACTGGAAATACTTAAACGACGCTTCTACACGTGGTGGAGTTACTGTATCTGGGATTGATGGTGTTTTAGTTCCTGCTGGAACTTCTACAGTTTACGATCAAGTTTTAGGAACAAATATCCGTAGACCATTCTTACATGTTCGTTACAGAGCTTCTCAAGCTGACGACAGAAGAATGAAATCTTGGATCACTGGTTCTGTAGGTGGAGCTTACACTTCTGATCTTGATGCAATGGAGGTACACTTCCTTTCTGAAAGATGTCTTGTAGTTCAAGCGGCTAACAACTTCGTATTGTTTACTGCATCTGCATAATTTAACTTTATAATTATTACCCCTGTTGTAAAGACGGGGGTAATTTTTATTTTTATTTACTTATTTAATTTTATTATATTATGGCTAAAACAAGCACAGCTTCTGTAAAAGAAGTATTTGAAGAAGAAGTAGTAACTATTGTTGCTGAAAAGAAAGAAAAAACCCCAGCAAAACAGGATTGGGAAATAAAAGATAGAACGTATTATTTAACAGGAGCCCATAGCCCTTTAACATATACGATGGCCGCCAGGCACACTGCTAGATTCCCATTATTATGGTTTAATACAAAAACTGGCGAACAAAAAGAAATTAGGTATGCAACTAATCAAAACTCCCCATTTGTAGATGAGCAAAAAGGGGAATCAACATTAGGGCATATCATATTCCACAATGGAACATTAACAGTCCCAAAAGAAAAGCAAAACTTGCAAAAGTTGTTATCACTATATCACCCAGATGCTAATAAGACATATGCGGAATTTGATGCAGTGGCAGAAGCAACTGATGATTTGGATGACTTAATGTTAGAAGCGGAAGCAACAAACTACGCTATAAACATGGATGTTGACCAAGGAGAAGCTATATTAAGAGTTGAACTTGGATCTGGTGTTTCTGCAATGAGCTCTAAGGCGATTAAAAGAGATCTTATATTGTTTGCCAAGAGAAATCCTTCATTGTTTATGGATTTAGCAAATGATGAGAACGTACAGCTTAGGAATATTGCAATAAAAGCCTCAGAAGATGGCATTATAAAATTATCACAGGACCAAAGAACATTTATGTGGGGTACTAACGATAAAAAACTAATGACAGTTCCTTTTGATGAGAATCCTTACTCTGCTATGGCTGCATATTTCAAGACCGACGAAGGTGTTGAGGTGTTCAAGTCTATAGAGAAAAAAATGAAATAATACGTAATATTAATATAAGGGGTAATTAAGTTTGCCCCTATATTATAATAAAAATTAAAATGGCAATAAACGTAGATAGAGTTTACAAAACGGTTTTGTTGATACTAAACAAAGAGCAGAGAGGTTATGTAACACCTGACGAGTTTAATAAGATAGGCACGCAAGTTCAACTAGAAATATTTGAAAGGTACTTTGAAGACTTAAACCAACAGCTACGTGTACCACAAGTTGATAGCGAATATGCTAACAGACAAAAAAACATAGATAATAATATCTCCATTTTCAAAACAATTGGGGATTCAACATATAATGCTGGCGGCTATTTTATGCCTCCTAGCGATCTTCATAGGATTGGCACTGTTATATACAAGGATGAAATGGAAATTCAAAGAGTTCAAAGAAACGAACTATTGAATATTAATATGTCTCCTTTAACAAAGCCCACTACAACGTATCCTATCTATACTTACGAGGACGGATCTACTACAACTTTGCCTCGTATATATGTATACCCAAAAACTATAACAACCCCTTCTGATGTAACTATTTCTTATATTAGAAAGCCTGCAAATGTTGTATGGGCATACCAGCAATTAGGCGGTGGAACTTGGACATCTGGTCCATATATATACAATTCAGCTACTTCTGTACAATTCGAACTAGACGACACAGAACAAACTACTGTTATAACTAACGTATTACTTTATATGGGTATAATTATAAAGGACCCTCAAATAATCCAAGTGGCTGCTCAACAAGCACAAGCTCAGGAGGTAAATCAAAAAAGTTAATAGATTATGTCTAGACCAAATAACGGTTTAATAACCGAAACAAATAGTCAATACTACGCTGGTTCACAGAGTTTTACAACAGGGGCGGGGCAAGTCGCTTTTGCTTCTACGTTTAACACGGATTTAGTATTTGGCAATTATAACCCTAATACTACTGATTACGGTTTAAACAACTTTGTATTATACTTTAGTAATAATGGTTATCCTGGAACATTTACAGAATATGTATCTGCCTATACAGTTGCCGATAACATAATAACATTGGGGGTTGCATTGGCTACTCAGAGTTATTTGGTTATACAAATGAAAACTCAAGACGGTGGCGTTTATGGAGATCAAAATGCTTATGGTAATACCGTAGAGAATAACTATGGTGGTTATGAATACATAACCTTAAATGATATAATCAATAACTTCTTAGTAGCCTATGTTGGAGCCGGAAAACTAATACAAGATGTCAAAAGGACAGATGTAATGTTCCACGCTAAAAGAGGTTTACAAGAATTTAGCTATGATACTCTTAAAAGTATTAAAGCGGCAGAGTTAACAATTCCCCCTAGTTTAAGTTTGCCATTGCCACAAGACTATGTTAACTATGTTAAAGTTTCATGGATTGACAACTTGGGCGTTAAACACCAAATATTACCTACGCAGTTAACTAGTAGTCCGAGCACGGCTCCTTTGCAAGATGGTAGCGGATTGCCTATACAAAGTAATCAAGAAGAGAATTTAGAGGGTACTTCACAAACCGAAGTACGCTGGGCGGTTGCTGATACTAAAAGAATAAATAATATTGCATCACTAGAGGATTACAATAATGGTTTAGATGGTGATGGGTATTGGTTTAATAACGGCAACTTCTATGGCAGGGCTTACGGATTAGATCCAGTTAACTCAAATATAAATGGCACCTTCACCCTTAATAACAGGGAAGGTAAAATATCTTTTTCCAGTGATTTGGTAGGGGCATTAATTATATTTGAATACCTATCTGATGGGTTAGCATATGAAGCAGACACCAAAGTCCCTAAGATGGCGGAAGAAGCTATGTATCTCCATTTGGTACATAGTATAATCGCTACAAGAGCTAATCAGCCAGAGTATATTATAAATAGATTTAAACGGGAAAAGTCCGCTGCACTTAGGAATGCTAAAATAAGATTATCAAATATTAAGCTTAGTGAAGTAATACAGGTAATGAGAGGTAAATCTAAGTGGATTAAACACTAATTAAATGGCTGAAATTAAAAACAACTTTATAAAATCCAAGATGAACAAGGACCTGGACGACAGACTTGTTCCTACTGGAGAGTATAGAAATGCTCAGAATGTATCTATAAGCCGCTCAGAGGGTTCTGATGTGGGTGCATTGGAAAACATATTAGGTAATTCTATCATACAATCTACTGTATTAAACATACCAAATATAGATGTTATAGGCTTTTTGGCTGATAATGCTACTAATAGTATATATTTATTTTTAACCGATTATACAGACGCCTCGGTAAATGGAACTTTTGCCCCGGTTAATACTAACTGTATTATATCCAGGTATGATACAGCCACTGGGGACTATAATATACTAGTTGAAGGTAGGTTTCTAAACTTTGCTAAAAACAATACAATAATAGGAGTAAACTTATTAGAGAACCTGCTGTTCTGGACAGACAATAGAAATCAACCAAGAAAAATAAATGTTAATTTAGCAAACCCAGGGAGTGCAGCTAATCCAACTTATTATATTTCAGAAGATACTATTTCTGTAGCAAAGCCCGCCCCTTTAGAAAGCATTAAATTAGTTAATATTGCTCAGGGTTTGCCATTAGTTTCTACAATGACCAACCCCTCTGAGGAGTTTTTGCCTAATGATGCCCCTAAAGTAATTTGCGGGGTTGGAGTAACTGGCGATTGTTATAATGAAAACTGGGCGGGTGATCCAAACTATTTACAAGATAAATTCATAAGATTTAGCTACAGATATAAATTTGATGATGGGGAATATTCTTTAATGGCCCCGTTCACCCAAATATGTTTTATACCTAAGCAACAAGGTTATTTTTTAGAAGGAGATTCAGAAGCAGCCTATAGGAGTACTGTTGTTCAGTTTGTTGAAAATAATGTAACCCAGATAGTATTAAACATACTTTTTGAAACTGAAAATCCGGGCACAGATCTGCATATTACTGATTTAGAGATACTATATAAAGAATCTGATGGCTTGTCAATAAAAGTAGTTGAATCAATACCTATTAACAACGTGTTTAGTAGAATGAAGTCGAATGTAAACAAGATGGTTTACGATTTTACTTATATATCTACTAAGCCATATAAAACTCTTCCTTCAGACCAAACAACAAGGGTATACGATAAGGTGCCTACAAGGGCTTTAGCTCAAGAGGTTTCTGGCAATAGAGTTATTTATGGCAACTTCTTCGATAAAATGTCCCCTCC